GGTATAGCCTGACGGCCCTCAAGGGGGCCTTCCCTATAGGGGGGGGTATGGGCTTAGGCTGGTATGTATGTAGCATAGAACTGCTCGAAGGACATAGGTCCATCGTAGCTATACCATGCGTCCATTATACGTGCTTCATATATGTGTTGTGACATTTGTATTACCTCTACTATACCCATAGCGAGTGAGTATATAAGCTTATGTATGAGGCCTATCGTCGTGAACATTTATTTATTTATTTATTTAAAAAAAAACATACATCAGCTCCCTTTTCGAGTTCAGTTCCTTGTCCTCCCCCCGTCTAAACAGAAAGGCCCCCTGCCCTGATTTACTCAGGCCTACCAGTCAAAACACATCGAGCTAAATTTTGAATGCTATATATATCTATTATATATTAAATAGTGTCTTTATTAAAGAGCTATATTAAGCTCTATATGTCACTGCGAAACACAACCTTTAAATAGGTCAACGTACTTATGGTAACTAACCAAAAGGTGATACTAATGAACGCAAAAGAAACAAAAGCAAAAATGGATAAAGTGGTCAAGATACACAAGTTACTTGCCAAGCTTGACATAGAAATTTTCGCGTTGCGGACTACTCTCAATGAGCTCCAATACGCATTGACTAACGACAGCACAGTAAGCTGCACAATAGAGCTTGATGACATTGAGGAGGGCGAATGCTGCTAAGTAAAAAGAAATGCTTTGTATGTGGTGATGAATTTAAGGCAGGCGGACCAATAGGTGCCGTCTTTCGTCCAGATGGTGCAGCCCACGATGAATGTATATGGAACACCGCCAAACTTGTAATGGAAGGCGAAATGGAGTTTACTAATGATAGAAATGGATGAGTTAATGGAAGAGTCTTTAATACCACAAATATTAGAGAATGGAGGAACTGTAGTACCTCTAACGATAGATAGCAAAGAAACAGGCGGGATGGGATTATGCAACCCGTCGATTTGGCAAATTCCTAATAGCCCGAATTACCTGTTAAACATAAGACACGTATCTTACTACTTACATCATTGTGAGGGAGACCAGAAGTTTCAGACTCCATGGGGCCCCCTCAATTATGTAAGACCGGATAATGACCCATACTTACGAACAAAGAACTATATATGTGATTATAGCTTAGATAAAATCCGTAAGGTTGGTCGCCCGCGCAAGATAGATACAAGTAAGTTTCCTAAAGAACCCGAATGGGATTTTGTTGGATTAGAAGATGGTCGTCTTGTAGAGTGGGAAGGTAAGATGTACATTACTGGTGTACGTCGTTATGCACCCAAGGGTCTTGGACGCATGGTATTATCGGAAATTAAAATAACTGGTAAGATGGTCAAAGAAGTGGGTCGATATGTTATAGAAGCTCCTGATGGTCCCGATGTATATTGTGAAAAGAATTGGATGCCTATATTAGATATGCCCTTCCACTATGTAAAATGGTCAAACCCTATTGAAATAGTAAAGGTGGACATTAATAAGAAATGGAAGAACAACCCAAAGAAATACCGCTGCCCGAGCAAAGTGGTATTCCGTGGAGAAGAAGAAACTAAACTACCTTTACAGTTAGACCCTCGTGGGGGTTCCCAAGTGATACCCTACGGTGACTATAGAATTGCTTGCACGCATGAATGTGATTACTGGCATAATGAAAAAGATGATAGAGACGCTCACTATTACCACAGGTTTCTGGCGTGGGATAAGAAATGGAACGTGGTAGGTAAATCTAAACCATTTAAATTTATGGACGGACGTATAGAGTTCGCCTGTGGAATGGCTATGCATCCTGATAACAAAAATCTTCTTATAACTTTTGGGTTCCAAGATAACTCAGCTTATCTAACAACTATTACTGAAAAGTTCTTTGAAGAGATTATGGAATGGAAGAAATGAAGGACTACTGGAAAATTACCGAATGGCCTACCTTAGAGATAACTACATCAATTCCTAAGGTAGGATGTATCGTAGATTGTGTCTTCTGTCCTCAAAGAGTTCTCCAGAAAGTATGGAACGAAGAAAAGTTTACCACAGAAAAGGAGAGATATATGAGTCTCGAGGATTTCAAGATGGTAATAGATAAACTTCCTAAAGAGATTAGGATAACCTTTTCAGGGTTTACTGAACCATGGTTAAATAAGAAGTGTACAGACATGCTGCTTTATGCTCATGAGCAAGGACATCCTATATCAGTGTTTACTACAGCTGTAGGGATGACTCTTAAAGATGTTGATAGAATAAAGGACATTCCTTTTGTAGGGGGCCCTAATGGGGGGTTTACCCTGCATTTACCTGACTTAGAGAGGTTAGCTAAGCATCCTGTAAATAAGACGCTCATTCAAGTATACTGGGCGATTAAAGCTGCTAATATTAATAATTTCATGACAATGTCCATGGGGACAGTGCATGAGGAAGTAGAACCTATCTTTCCTGATAGGACAGTTAATAAATATGAAATGTGGCACAGAGCTGGAAATCTTCTAGGAGAAGCAGCTCTCAAACCTGAAGTTAGAGAAGTATGGGACAGATTCAAATCTATTCTCCATAATACAGAAAAGACATGCGGGTGTATAGAAGACCTTTACCATAATATTTTGTTACCTAATGGAGAAGTATCTTTATGCTGTATGGATTATAATTTAGAAGAGATTTTAGGAAACCTATATACAGAAGAGTATGATGATATACTTCCCCCACCCAATACTACATATGATATGTGTATGCGGTGTGAGAATGGTATAGACCCCATACCTGATAGCCCTTATGAAACTTATGCAAAATCGCAAGGATTCGTGATATAAATATGTCATTACAACAAAGTCTAGAAAGGTACATTGAAACCCCACATGTACCAGAAAATAGCTTCGCTATTGGATATGAGTATGAACTCAAGGGGCAAACAGCGTCTGCCATGGGATTTTACCTTAAATGTGCAGAGCTAACTGACAACAAGTTATTAGCTTATGAGTGTTTATTACGCAAAGCTATATGTTTTAGAAAGCAAGGAGGTAGAGAGACACACATGAAATCTACAGCCCAGTTAGCTATAGCCTTATTACCTCAGAGACCAGAAGCTTATCACTTACTTAGTATAGCATATGAACTGTGTGGTGAATGGCATTCATCATATAGTTGGGCTTGTGCTGGAGAAATATTAAGTGATTATGTAGAACGTCAGAGAATTGACCCATTGAGCACCCCGTGTGGTTATCCGGGCTATTATGGACTACCCTTTCAAAGAGCAGTCTCAGCATGGTGGGTTGGGAAATTTGATGAAGCTAGAACGCTCTTTGATGACTTAGCAGATAACCCCGATTTAAATGCAGAATATAAAGGACATGTAAAATGGAATAGAGATAACTTAGCTGGAAGACACCAGCCAGAATCTAATAAAGAGCCTATTACAGATAAAGCAGCTATTATAGCTAAGATAATGGAAAAGAGGAAGAAAGATGATACCGGGAATGCCTGAACCAGTATATATTTCCCGAGAAGATTATAAAGAAATGAAGGACTTAGGAATGACAGTAAAAGAATATAAGGAATCCCAGAAGATGAAGACTAAACTGGAAGACATGAGTATAGAAGAGCTATTAGAAGAATCGGTAAAAGATGTACATCCCACAAAAAGGATGCCGTCAATTATTGTGGTAGACAATTTTTATGATGACCCAGACGCAGTTAGAGATTATGCAATGAGTGGTGACTTTGTTCCACGAGGAGAGCACGGTGCCGTGGGACATAGAACATTAGAACATAAACACTTCAAAGGAGTAAAGAAAGAATTTGAAAGCTTACTCCGAAGTAAAATGAAAGAAGGTACAGAGATTGGTGGATGGGACTACCAAACCAATGGAGTATTTCAACACTGTATGGCGGAAGACCCTTTTGTAATACACGCGGATACTCAGCAATGGGCGGCGATGATTTATCTTACACCCGATGCTCCACCTGAATGTGGTACTTCTCTATATAGACATAAAGAAACTAAAGTAAACTCAGTTAGAGAAATGGAAGGTTGGACTATGTTTAAAGAGAACTTCTTTGATGAGACCCCATTTGAAAAAGTAGATACTATAGGGAATGTTTATAATAGATTAATGATATTTGATGCTAGATTAATCCATGCCGCATCCCAATATTTTGGAGATGCTATTGACAATGATAGACTATTTCAAATTTTCTTCTTCGATACCGAAGATGCGAATGATGACAATACAAATATAACAGGAGTATATTAAAAATGACCAAAGAAATGAAATGGGAACCAAGCCATATGAGACTGAGTCCATCAAAGATAAATACCTACATGAAGTGCCCGCGCGAGTTCTATTACAAGTACATAGCTAAGATTCCTGAGAAGAAGACTATACATCTATTCCGTGGAAGTCTGGTACACAAGATTCTAGAACGACTATTTAAATATCAATTTAAGAATATGACGGCGTGGGAGAAGGGAGCCCCAAGTATGTGGATACAGGGTGAGTTCGAGAAAGGTTGGGAAGAAAAGATAGCTTGCCATAAGTGGCTCTGGGAAATACACACTAAGGCCGAGATGGATGCAATGTATACTGAGACAGAGGACATACTACAAAACTTTGTTAAGAGTGTCAACAAGAAATTAACCGAGATGGTGAAGTGGAAGATATATAAGAACAAGTATCAGGCATGGAACTCGGTAGCTCCTAAGTATGCTGAGAAGTGGGTCAAGTCTAAGGAATACGCAGTAATAGGCATTGTTGATGCAGTGTGTAATGACTTCGATGGTGGCACTACTTTGCTGGACTACAAGACCAGTAAGCGCTATGGTGCATACCTCCCAGAGGATTATTATCGCCAGCTGATTATATATGCATTCTTGTACACATTAGAGATGGGCGAAATGCCGAAATTTGTGGGCGTTAACTATCTCCGCTTTGATGATACCTTCTTCGTGAAGGTCAATCAACAAGTGCTTGATGAGGCTCGTGATGTAATTAAAATGGTACACGACGCTATAAGGGAACGCGAAGAGTATGAGGACCGCTATGAGCAGATACCCCAGAATCTCTGTAAGTGGTGTTCGTTTAATAAGCAGCATAACGGTGGGCCGTGCGATGTGGTTATTCCTGCATGGAAACCTAAGTATAAGAAGAGCAAAGAGACCTATGCTGACATTGACCCTAAGTTGAAAGGCCAAATAGAGCTTGATGTCCAGACACAGTTTCCGGAGTTTGATTAGGGAAATCTTTATATATGGAGATAGGCTAAAAAGTAAACATGAACTCTCCTGACGAGGATGAGGGTCTCTTTGAAGTTGTTGGCAAAGCTGCTGACAAGCTGGGGGAAACCTCTGTTGGTAAGCGCATTGGCGCTATAATAACCATTCTAATGCTTGCATTACTTAGTGGTGGAGCTAATTTAACAATTATACAGGACTATTTCAATGGCGAAGATACAGGACCCATCGGTGGCTGCAAGGACCCTGAGGCGACCAATTACAATGCTGATGCAACTTTTGAAGATGGTAGTTGCACGTTTCTGGTAGTTGTATATGGATGCACTAATCCTGAAGCTGAAAACTATCAGGTGAATGCTACGCACGATGATGGCCGTTGTGTAGTCATAACTGACAACCCTAATGGTACTGCGAATGAAACCGCAGCTATCTATGGTTGTATGGATATGGAAGCTAACAATTACGATGATAAGGCTACTGAAGATGATGGTTCATGCGATTACGAAGATGAGTATGAGGAAGAACACGGTAATCATACATCTGTACATTTTTATCCGGGGTGGTATAACGAAGAGTTGGATAATGCATCTGTTTTCTGGGTAGACCCCGAAGCTGATGGTATATCTGTACTAACAGACATAGACACAGATTGTTACGATTTTAATACATCTGTACTACTTTATGTAGACGTATGGCACGCAGAATCAGGTGATTATAACTGGACTGACTTATACATGACCGTCAATGGTATGGATTGGGACAACCACTGGTTGAACTTCACTTACGAGGAACTCAACGAAACAAATGGTACATGGTCCATGTGGGTAGCATTGCTTGTATGGGATGCGGAATCTGAGGATTATGTATTCCAGCAGCAATTTGATATTCCCATGATAAGGGTGGAGGCACCAGCATGAATAATGATAAACCCGATGCGATTTCACCAGATGGTAATTTTGCTAACTTCATGATGATAATAGTAGCAGCCCCAGTTGTGATGGCTTGGGTAGGCTTATCTATCTTCTTAGTAACGATGGCCTTTAACCACCCTGAAGTAGTACAAGATATAGAATCATATAAATCAGTTCTTCTGATTATAGGTTCACCCGCCCTCGTTATTATATATAAGGTATTAGAATTATGGACTGCTCAACAGAACAGTCAGATAGAACAGACCCGTAAGGGTACGTTCCGTAACGGGAAAGACACACACGAACACGAAGAGGAAAAGAATGAATGACATTGAAGTAAGAGAATTGTATGACCAAGTGCAAAAGATGGAATTAAGACTAAAACACATGGAGAATATAATTGATTGCAAAACGGATGAAGAGGAATAAGTATGGCAGAAAATCAAAACAAGAAATACAACATTGACAAGACTCTGACTATGAGAAAGAGTGGTCAAGGCGAAAAGGTCTACAGTCACTCTGGCGGGAAGACTCATGCACTAAGTAAGAAACCGCTTTCTAAGGAAAAGGCCCTACATCAAATTAGGGATATAACTGAATCAGAAATAGAGAGTAGAGAGTCTCATGGACATCATGTTGGTAATAAACAACAGAGCAAGAATAAAGAAGCTCATAATCCTTGGCACTAGAGATGGTAGTTAAGAAAAAGACCAAGGCTAAGAAGAAGCAGGCAGCGGCAAGGAAGAAAGCCGGTGGTTCTAATGTAGGGAAGTATAAGGGCGTTAAAGCCTTTGCTGGCCCTTCTGGAGGAGCACCAGCAGGTAGCTTTCCTATTAACACGCTCGCGCGCGGGAAGTCAGCTTTAAAGCTAGCTCATAACGCACCACGCCCAGCAGGGATAAGAGCGGCAGTATATAGAAAGTATCCTCAATTGAAGCCTAAAGGTAAGAAGAAGGCCACTAAGAAGAAAGGGAAGAAGTAGTATGGCATATAATAGAGGCAAACTTAAGAAGAACGGAGTACCTCGTAAAAAACCCAAGAAGCGCCGGGTTCCTAAAGGAAAAAAGGGTGAGTTTCGTGGGAAGAACGGTAAACTTCGTAAGAAGAAGAAGTAAGCTTTATATACATGGACGTATCTACTTATACAGGGCGTCCCATAAGGACTGAAGCTCCACAGAAATACAATACGCAAGTGTTCTCGGGAGCCCCACAATAAAGGTGATATTATGACAAATAATACAACGACAAATGAAACAACAAACCTAACCAGTGAGTTAGGAGAAGCCGAATCTGGAATGTTAGAAGGATTGATGGATATGCTATTAGGCTCACCTGAGCTTATGCTAGCAGTAGCTGTGATAGGAGCACTCGTTGCTTATATCGCATATACTCAACCAGCAGTCAAAGCATTGATAATGCCTTATATCATGAAACACGACGATGAACTCAACGCGATTCTTGATAATTATCTAACAGCAGCCCAGACTAAAGCATATAAGAAGCTGGATGAAGCAGCTCAAAAACACGTCAAAGACGCAATGCTCAGAAATGTAATACTCTCCGCTTGGGACCAGAACGATGAGAAATTCGTTGCGGTAGTCAAGGCTGAAGTTAAAGAGGCTATGGCCTCAGCTAAGCAGCTTTGAACGAGCACGAGTATGAAGAGCGTTTGCGCTTGCGCGTAGGAGAACCAGAATATGAACGTCACAAAGAGCTTGTACGCCTGTTGGCTCGCAATCTGTCTCTTGAAGACATTCTTTGGGAAGAAATTTCTCTACATATTCGGGATGTTAACCTACGAACAGAGCTCTTGCGCCAAAGAAATTCAATCGTTCGTGACATACATACGGAGTTCCGAGCGCTGAATATAGAGATACCCCCTATGGTTGAACAGAAGACCGAAGGGTTTGTAAAATTTCTGGAGGACTTAAATGAAGGAACTAGCGATAAAGGAAGAGGGGAAGAAATTAAAGACAGCCCTGACGGGTAAGAACGTCTATGACACTCGTTCGCTAGAACAATTATTTGAAAGTGTTAGAGACGACGAAAAGAAGATGGGACTGCTTGTAAAAGCTTTCTGTGAATCTTATTTAATAGATGGTAAACAAAGAACCCTTAAATTAAGACCACTTCAAGAAAAGATTGTGGTTAAAGCATTAACTAACCCCAAGGATATGAAGCAGCGTAAGGTAGCAATATTAGCTCCACGAGGCTGTGGGAAATCCTTCGCCCTCTCGGTAGCAGTAGTTATCTATATGTTCTTTAAGCGTTTCAGGGATTTAGTATTCGTGCTCGCACCTAGCGAGGACCAAGCCGCGCTTATCTTCGGATACGTGTATAGGCACTTTAAGGACAACAGATTTTTAGACAGCTTAGTAGATAATTATAAATTTCACAATAAGCCCCATATACGCATGAAGGGGGGCACATTAATGCGTAGAGCTCCATTAGCGCCTAGTAACCAAGGGCAGGCTATACGGGGCCAACACCCTACATTCTGTATAGTTGATGAGTCTCCTCTCATCGACGATAGTCTATTTGTAGATAATGTAGAACCAGCGATAGTTTCAAATAATGCCCCCTTCATAAATCTAGGTACACCTAAGTCAAAAGACAACCACATGTGGCGCTATTTATATGATGACGCCTATTCGGAGACTTGGACGAGAATGGTATTTTCATGGAGAGACGCAGTAGTGGTTGGAGATAGTTATGAAGCGGCATATACTGAAGAAGACATGCTTGGAAAGATGATGGAATGGGGTGAAGATTCTATGTATTGGAGAACGGAATACGAATGTGAGTTTGTGGAAAGTATTTCCAATATATTCAATCCAGAAAAAATAAAGGCATGTTTCCATGACTATGAACTCTCTACCCCCGAAGCCCCTCTCGACGGAGGAAAGCACTGTACTGTGGCTGTTGACATTGGCAAATCTGTTAATTCTACTGTCATTAGTGTATGGGCCGCTGAAAAAGCTGATGATTCAGATGTGGCACGGCTTATTTACATTGAAGAGATTAGCGCTAGAACTGGCGGGCACGACATTCCATATCAGCGTAAGCGTATTATGGATATTGCTCGTAGTTTTGGTGTTGGTAGGGTTATTATTGATGCTACGGGAATTGGCGGGGCTATTGAACAAGACCTCCGAATAGCGTGTATCAACAGTGTGCCACAGATTTATTTTATACCTTTCATCTTTACAGGAGGGCCCAGAGGAACTAAAACACAAGTATTCAGGGACTATGTATCCTTCATACAGCAAGAGAGAGTGAGAGTACCTAATCCAGCGAATCTAGACATACCCGGCCAGAAAATTATTAACAAGTGGTTTAGGGAACATGTAGACTTACAATATGTTATGGATGCTGCTAATAAAACAGAACGCATTAGCGCTCCTAATGGTAAACATGATGACTATTGTGATAGCTCTGTTTTAGGAATACATGCTACATTAGCTATGCTTCCCGGTTCAGCTAGCGTAGGAGCTTCTCAACAAACTTCAGCTCGTGACCTCATCACTAGTAATATCGGTAGACATTCAGGAGTCTCCTTATTTAGGACAAAAGGACATGATTTCAAAAGAAAGAGTAGATTTTCATTATGACGAAATCTTTATATACTGTTACGATTATACTATATAAGTGGTAGCCATGGCATTTCTTGATAGAGTACGAAGGATATTCGCTACAACGGGTAGTGCACCGCCTTTTAAGGAAGACGAGCCTCTCAGTTTTGGAGCGGGTGTTATAAAACGTTTGAAGCTCTCTAATGACTATACATATAGTCATAAAAAACAATACGAAGAGCATCTCGGTAGACCGAGGATATACATGGATGTATATCTATCTGACCCCATTGTTAGGAGTTTGATAGACCTTCCCTGTTTCTACGCGGTCAAAGACAATTTCGATATTGTGACAGATAAGGATGACGTAAGAGAACGTATAGAAGAAATGTTTAGAGATATAAACATTGAGAACCTTCTATATGGTTGGGTGCGTAACGCTAGAATATTTGGAACAGGATATTTGGAGTGGACCGGAGATAACTTAGTACTTCGTTCTAGCCAAAACATGTTTGTACAAAGAAATGAGCATGGACAAATTAAATATTATTATCAGGATATAGGAGATGAAAAAGAAAATATCCACTTCGAGCCGGAAGAGATTTGTGCTTTACTTAACAACCCCTTCGATGATTACGCTTATGGCCTTTCTGACATCCATCCCATTCTTTATTTGGTTGACCTCAAAGATTATGCAGAGAGAGATGTTGGAGCTGCACTCAACAAGTATGCTTCTTCTCGCTTTGATATATCTTGTGGACTTCCCGATATGCCTTATGGTCCTGACAAAATTAACGAAGTGGTGGACGCGTTCAACTCTTTAGCGCCCGGTGAAGATATCATTCACGGAAACGATATTATTATAAAAGAACTACAAGGCACACAAAGAGCTTTTGAGTATGGAAAATATACAGATGATATATTAGATAAGATACATATGGCTCTTAAAGTCCCTAAGACTATGTGGACTGACCCCGATAAAGCTAGACCTATTTTTGAACCTTATGTTAGATATTTACAAACTATGATTGAGGCTGCACTGAATGCTCAATTAATGCCCCAGCTGGAAGACGGAGAGGCTAAATTTAAGTTCAGGCAGATTAATGTGGAAGATGCATTTACTAAAGCTAAGACAGATATGATATATCTATCTGAAGGAGTATTATCACCCGGAGAAGTTAGGGAAGAGCGTGGTCTCGACCCTGAAGGTGTGGTAGAATTAGATATGCTGAAAGATGTTGCTGTAAAGAAAGCAGGGTCGCCCCCAGAGGGACCCAGCGATAAGAACGCTAACATTTCTGGTGGTAAGAACACTGACAAAAAAGAAGAAAGTGCTCGAGCCCCGAATAGAGGGAATCAACCTTCGGCAAACATAAAGGGGAAAAGAGCATGAGTTATGAAAAGTGTGTAGCATCAGTAGGTTCTACACTAAAAGAACGTGGTGTTGAAGACCACAAAGAGATGGCTGCTAACATGTGTATCATGTGGGCTGATGGACATAACGTAGAAAGAACGTTTGGTAGAACGTTGGATGAAGATGAAAAAAGACGCACGTTTGCCCTATCTCTAGGAGAAGACAATAATATATCATTTACACAAGAGGATGACTTTGAAAGTGCTACTTTCCCTGTCATAGCTATAACATCAGGCCCTCATGAGTATGAAGAAGATGATATACAGCAAAAGGTTTATATAGAACCTGAGATATTAAAGAAGAATATAGAAGCTTTTAACGAGCTACCTATATATTTCAACCATCAGAGAACGCCAGACGATTTAATTGGCATGGCTGCTAATCCTGAGGTGTTTGAGATGGAGAATGGAAAGTCCGCTATTAGGATGTCAGCTACGGTTGATAACAAAAACGAACGGGGACAAGAAGTGATAGATAAAGTGAAGGATGGAGACATAACCCATGTCAGCATTGATTGGTTTTCCAATGACGTTGACGTGATGGGTGATACGTTCGCAACGAACATTCGCCCAACAGAGGTCAGTTTCATTGATAATAAATCAATGGACCCCGTCTGCGAGGAATGTACTATTGAAACGAAATGTGGTTTACACGCAAAAGATGAACATCATGACTGCGGTTGTGGTGGGAAAGATGGCGCGTGTGAATGTTCAGACGGAAAACAAGAGGATATAAACATGACTACAGAAACTCCTAATGTTAAAGAGAACTCCGAAGCGGAGAATATCGTGGAACGCGAATTCGCGTCCCTACGAACGCAACTAGAAGAGATGACATCTTCAAAGGCAGAAATCAATTCCCAGTACGAAGAGGCCCTCAAGATAATTGAGGAATTTAAACTTGCTGAGGAAGAGAGAGCTGCTAAAGAAGCCGAAACTCGAAAGGTTGAAGTTGTAGAGGCGATTCTATCCAAGGAACTGATTTTCGGTACCTTAGAAGAGGATAAGAAAGCAACTCGTAACGATGAACTCACAGCTTGGGATGAATCAAGGCTGACTGGTTTCAGCGAAGCTCTTGCTGCACTTCCGGTACCTGAGGAAATAGAACGTACCTTCGGGAAGGGTAAATCCCCCGAGGGTGAAGCTGTTCCAGCAGAATCCGAGAGAAAATTTGCAGTCAAGTTAGATAAAGAAACTGGGCGTATCAAAATCGACCCAGATGTATTAAGAGGTAATTAATTATGGCAACAGAAATTTTGATAAATGATGGTGGTGCACCAGCACGTATCCTTCCATTTGTAGCGGCAGAAGATGTCACTGCTGGTAACGCATTAACATTCGATACCAGTGGCGAAGTCAAAAACGCTAACAGTGGGGATAGTGCAGGAGACCAATTTGCGGTCTGCGGGTATGCACTCACAACCATTACGTCAGGAAATGTCGTAAGTGTTATTTCTGGGCACGGCGTTATATTGAACGTCAATTGTGCAGACCTAAACGCTGGTGTAGGGTTAATGATGGGAACGACAGATGGTCGTCTCCTTGCAGCAACCAACGCAACAACTAAACCAAGTTGTCAAGCAACTACATTGGAGAACAATTCCGCAGCGGGTTTAACTAAGGTGATAACCCACTAAGGGGTAGGTGATTATTATGGTAGCACTAACTCAGAATTTAGCACCCGGTCTTCTTACTTCCCTTAACACTGGCGCTTACGCAGCGACTGGTGGAACAGGGGAACGTGTACTCATAGACTATAAAGATGCAATCAAAGACTACAAGGTCACAGACCTTGCTGCGATGGCAATGTTTACAGAACCTATGACCACAGAGACTGGCGGTGATATTGATATCACATTCGCAAAGCCTTCCATGGGTATGGAAGAAATCAACGAAGGTAACACACCACAATACCAGCACACTAATCTGCGCTCCGAGAGAGTATCAGTAGGCGAGTGGGGACTGGCTATGGGCGTTACACGTCGTATGATTGAAGATTCACGTTTCAATGAAGTCGAGATGGCTTTGAATGAAGCACGCAGGGCGGTAGACCGTCATATGACTAAGCACGTTGTTTATGCGTTGCTCGGTATCCTAGACTCCACGTTCGGAACGGGTGTTGACGGAGCTAGCATCGTAGCAGCCACAACTGAGGCTAACATTGTAGACTTTAGCGATAATGTTTACGGTGGTTTCCTAGGTAGTGGTTCCGAAATTAATGTCGGACGTAACTATTCGTATGGTCTAACTGCTTCAGGCACGCTTCAAACAGGTCACTATGTAACCGCAGCTGGCGGAGCAGGCGACGGTGAGCTCTCCCTAGGAGACTTAACCACAGCTATGGAACTTATTGGCGGACACGGCTTTAATGCTGACTCCCTAATGATATCCCCAGCGCACTACAAGACTCTATTGAACTTGGCAGACTTTACCACAGCAATTTCTGGCACAACTGCCAGCTACGGATTCCCGTATGTTGTTGAGGAAACTGCTCCTTTCAAGAATACTATAGGAACAGCTGTCGTAGGTAGCATATATGGTCTAACCATCACTACCAACGCATGGTGCCCTCCTGATAGGATATTCATGTGGGACAGCAGCGTAAAGCCTATGTCGTACGTTGAAAGGCGACCATTGACTGTAGAAGAGGCAAACCCCGGTTTCGGAATTGTTGGTTCTTACATGTCGATGAGATACGGACTGAAGGTCACAAGCCCGATGTCTGGCGTAGTTATTATCAACGTTTAGACACGTTTATTTTAGCAAGGGCTCAGGGAGTGAGCCCTAATCACTCCCACTCTATTTCTTTACTAGTCGTAAGAAGGTCAAAATCATGAGGGGAACTAAAGCGTTAAGGTCAAAAACTAAACAGGCAATTCCGGTAGCTTGGCGTTCCTATCTATATGACGCTACTTGGAATTCAACTAATAAAAAACTAACTTTAAAAAATACCAACACTCCTGATGTAAGAATTGCTTTAACTGGAGTTGGTGGGGCTCAAGGTACTCAAGGTACACAAGGTATACAAGGTACGAATGGCACACAAGGTGTTCAAGGTACTGCGGGCGCGGTAGCTGCTCAGGGAACTCAAGGTACACAAGGAACTACAGGCTCTCAAGGTGCTACAGGAACTCAAGGAGCTACTGGGACGCAGGGAACTACGGGTACTCAAGGAATACAAGGTATTCAAGGAACTACTGGTACTCAAGGCACACAGGGTATACAGGGTACTCAAGGTATACAGGGTACTCAAGGCACACAAGGAGTACAAGGAACGAGAGGAATATTCGGAGGCGATAGCCAAGAATTTAATTATAGTAGTTTTGATATTACTGCTGGTTCACCGGGCCAAACTAATTTTGGATTTAATGTTGCAGTGCCCGTTTCTGGGCCCCCTGATTATACTCTAATAACAAAGGTGGGTATATCCGACTATGATATAAATAGTGATGATGTAAGTGCATGGAACGATACTTTAGATAATGGTGATAGTGCTACGCGCGGGCACATAAAGATAAGTAAAGCTACTGATTCTGCTGTATGGGTGATATTTGATATTACAGGTGCTAATGTAGCTGGGGGCACGGGAGTTAACGTTTATGAAGAAGTACAAGTAGATTATATAGACCATAACGACAATTTTACTAATGGCGACGATTGCGTAATTTCCTTTGTCCAGACTGGAGATAAGGGCACTCAGGGAACTCAAGGTATAACTGGTGCTCAAGGTACAGATGGTACTCAAGGTACACAGGGAACTACTGGTGCTCAAGGAACTCAAGGAACTACTGGTGCTCAAGGAACTCAAGGAACTACTGGTACACAGGGAACTCAAGGTATCCAAGGTATTCAAGGAACTACTGGTGCTCAAGGAACTCAAGGTATTCAAGGTACAACAGGAACTCAGGGAACTGATGGTACTCAAGGAACTCAAGGAATACAAGGTATTCAAGGAACTACTGGTACTCAAGGAGCTACAGGAACTCAGGGGACTACGGGTACTCAAGGAACTCAAGGTATCCAAGGTATAACAGGAACTCAAGGTGCAACTGGTACTCAAGGTACAGATGGTACTCAAGGAATTCAAGGAACGACTGGAACACAGGGAACTCAAGGAATACAAGGTATTCAAGGAACTACTGGTACTCAAGGAACTCAAGGAACTACTGGTACTCAAGGAA